GATTTAGCCTGGGCGACCATGCACGCGCTGGCAAACGAGCCGCTGCAGGGACAGGCGGCACACACGCAGAACATTGTGGAGATTTATTAATGAGTAAACGCAGGAACCGCACACGCACGCAGCCCGTGCCGCAGCCGGATAACATGACCAGCGGGGCAGCGTCGGAGGCGTTTACCTTTGGCGACCCGATCCCGGTGCTGGACCGCCGCGAACTGCTGGACTACGTGGAGTGCGTTATCAATGATCGCTGGTATGAGCCGCCCGTCAGCGTTGACGGGCTGGCGCGCACGTTCCGGGCCGCCGTGCATCACAGCTCACCCATCAGCGTTAAGTGCAATATTCTGGCGAGTACCTTTATCCCGCACCCGCTCCTGAGTCAGCAGGCGTTCAGCCGCTTTGCGCTGGATTACCTGATTTTCGGCAATGCCTACCTTGAAAAGCGGACCAGCCGCCTCGGTAACGTGCTGAAGCTGGAGCCGTCGCTGGCGAAGTTCACCCGGCGCGGCCTCGACCTGGAAACGTACTGGTATGCGCACTATGGGATTAACACGGAGCCGTATGAGTTTGCGAAGGGCAGCGTGTTTCACCTGATGGAGCCGGACATCAATCAGGAGATTTACGGCCTGCCGGGCTACCTGTCTGCCATCCCGTCGGCGCTGCTGAACGAATCGGCCACGCTGTTCCGCCGCAAGTATTACCTCAACGGCAGCCATGCGGGTTTCATCATGTACATGACCGATCCAGCGCAGAGCCAGCAGGACGTGGACAATATCCGCGGTGCCATGAAAAGCGCAAAGGGCCCTGGCAACTTCCGTAACCTGTTTATGTACAGCCCGAACGGTAAAAAGGACGGCATTCAGATCATTCCGCTGTCAGAGGTGGCGGCAAAGGATGAATTCCTGAACATCAAAAACGTGAGTCGCGACGACATGCTGGCCGTGCATCGCGTGCCGCCTCAGTTGATGGGGATCATCCCGAATAATACCGGTGGATTTGGCGATGTCGAAAAGGCAAGTAAAGTATTTGTTCGCAACGAACTGATGCCTCTTCAAAAAAGATTACAAGAAATAAACGACTGGGTTAACGAAGAAGTAATAAGTTTTGAGCCTTATCAGCTATGATTTAATATCATAATCAAAGAAAAGGTGGAGAAAACCTCCACCTCTAACTTAGGCTTTGATATATTTAAATCTAAAAGCATTAGCAGCCGGATCCAATGGCTTTATAATTCCTTCATCTCTCAGTTTTTGTAATGCTTTCTTAACTTTCTGGAGATCATCTTCACCACTTAACTGTCTGACTAATTTATTTGTCAGTTGCCCTGCTGGATTTTCTTCGAAGTAGTTGATAATCACATCTTCAATAGAAGCAATGGTTTGATGCTTAACTATCACAACAAAATTATTACCTCTCTCTTCGAATGCAGGAGCTACCAATCCAGCTTTACGCAACTCATTTTTAGCAGTATCAAGCCCCTCACCAATATCATGATTTACTGGGTTTGGAAGTTTATGTAACAAACGCACTAAATTTGGATTGCGAGAAAATCGCTCTTCGTATAAGTTGTTTATTGTCATATATCCTGGTAATCTACCCGGGCTTTGAACTTCAATTCGATTATCATAAACTTTTACGTGTACGTCATCTTTCTGGCTGTAATCTCTATGAATAACAGCATTAACTAATATCTCCTTCAATGCTTCTGCAGGATAAACAAGTTTAACCAGATTATCACCGTCCTTGAAAGATGCCCCATCAACGTATTCTTTTACTTTATCTATAGTACGTAAAATGACGATTTCCAAAGGCCCTTCAATTGTCACAGGGTCTTCTTGAAGTTGTTCTCGTTTGTATTCAGATTCAGTTGTTCTAAGTCTATATACTTTTACCGCGCATCGTGTATCTAAACTTCCTTGCGGTTCTTCATCAAAAAGTAATACGCAACCTACATTGGGTACATACTCATCATCTTTTTTTGTTAACAGACGTTGTTTTCTTAAAAAAACTTCCGGCGATTGCGAGGTGCCTATTCTGCGTCGATATTCTACATAATAGTCGCTATTAAGAATATCTTGCACTTCAACTATATCCACTGCTTTTTTCTCATAAGGCTCTGCGCCTTTTGAGTAAGAAAGCTGAGTAACTCTTTCACCTTTTATTTTTACCTTTTGCGCATTAGCCCTTATAAAGCAATCGCCAGAAGCTGTATAGTGCACCTTAGGGCTTTTTGGTATGTCTATATGTAAAATTAGTCCATTTTCCGATGTTTTTAAATATATAATCTCAACATTCTCAACAGCTGGATTAGTGCTTTCTAATAAAGTTGCTATTATCGCATTAGCTTCCTCCGGCTCATTGAAACCAGATAAACGCTCTCTGTCTGAGGCTGCGTCTTCTATACCAATGTAAATATTCCCACCATCAGCATTAGCAAAAGCAACAAAAGTTTCTTGTAATTTATTAGGTGCGATTTGCTTACTTTTAAAATCGTTAAAATGATCTTCCGCAGTGTTTAATAACACCTCAACTTCGTTATCTGATAAATCAATTACTTCATACATCATCATCATCCTTCAATTTTTAGTCTTGTCAATTTACCATCCCCGATGCTTTTATCAACATTATGATTGACATAACCTGGCGCGCGCTCGTAGCCCCGCCACGCCTGCCCGCTTTATGGAGTGGTTTTCATGCACCTGCATGACCTAAACAAAAGCCCGCCAGTTCTGGCGGGCCAAAGGGTAAACGATCCTTTTGGGATCATGCGGATTCATGCAGCATAGACATGCACTCACCTGCAAAGAGTCAGAACAGGGGCAGGTTGTTATCTGGCTCAGTGATTTTTGTATCGGCCGTGACAGAATTTTGTAGCGCCTGCAGATAAAGCAGACCCTGCGAAAGAGAGACAGGGGCAGAAATCTCAAGCCAGAAGACACCATCATAAGTCCGGCCTAACCAGAAGCCGCCGCCGTTCTCTTTAGGCCGCTGAAAGAAAACTAATCCGCCAGGCGCATAATCAGTCAGGCTTTCGCCCCGGTAAACTACCTGGTAATTCGAATCGCTTCCGGCCATAGCCTAACGCCTCGCGGTACTCGTTGTTCAACCTTGCCAGCGCCAAAAATAAATTTTATCGCCAGCAACGTTATCAATATGCCTGGCTGTGGACTCATGCTATTCCGCAGCGTAAAAAATCTCATCGTCAGGGACTTTTTCACAGCTCGAATGCGCTAACTCAGCGATGATACTCATCGCCAATTTCATGTCAGATGGCTTGCAATTCGCTATAAGCGACACCTCAGCAATGAACTGAACGCAAGCCATCTTACGGTTTATCGGTGCCAAATCTTGAGTGTCCATCTAAACCTCCCTTTACTCTAAAGACTGTATAACCATACAGTAGTAGATGCGTTACGAAATGTGAAATGTTTTTTCATTCAATCGGACCTAATCTGAAAACGAAACGTAAGGTTTTTAGTGGTGCCAACCTGTTATTTTGATTAGATAAAGGCTTGCTTTCTCCTGACTAACAGCTTCGCTTATGGCAGCTTTCTTAGTTCAGATCCATTGACTCCATTTATCATCTTCCTGCAGCCGCCCGTTCTTATAGAAAATGCGCATCCCCGCGCCTGAATTGAGACTGCCACCGCACAGAAGCAGATTCGTTTCAGTTTCTTCACCGGTAAAGCCTCTCGTTTTCAGCTCTGCAACAAGATCAGCCCGCTGAACATCGTCAATTACCTGCTTATAACTCTGCTTCTGGCGCGGCTTTACCACCCGAAGACGCGCCAGCAGATCCCGGCGCTGTTTTCTGGTCATATTGTCGAAGTCTGCCGGGCCACATAGAGGCATTTCACATGGTTCTATAGGTTCAACAGATACCGGATTGCCCCCTGAAATGTTCATTTTTTCTACAGGGGGACAGTTATTGCCACGAGTCCAAGGGGCGCTAGCGCCCTGGTCGGCTGTCGCCTCCTGAACGTCAACTGCTTTACGGACCATTTTCCACTTCGTTGCGTGTGTGCAGATGCGGCCTGCTACTAACGGGGACCAGATGCCATAAATGCGGGTGCCGTGATCACCGTAAGGGGTCGGCTCGTCGTTAAGCTCGTATGCTGTTCTGACGATGTGATGTTTACGCGGAACCAGCACGCCGCCCTGTTTCATGATGTAGGTGGCAAAGCAGCCCACATCTGCAGCGGCCAGAACCGCATCCAATTGCGCGTTTTCAAGAACCGGCGCACCGGCCTTTTTGTCGCTCTGATTTCTCAGTGCCTGACCGGCAAGCAGGCGCAGTTCCCGGTAAGCCTGACGGCCCGGAATACCAAAGAAGCGGAACTGCTGGACGCGATGAAGTGACGCCCACGCGCCTACGTTCTCCGCGCTATCACGCAGTGATTTACCTGTTTCTGCACTGATTTCATCAGACAGGCCACGGCCATCAATATTTTTACTGACGTATTTAGCGATATAACTGGTCGGTGAACCTTTGCGCGGGTTGATTAGTTCAGCTTTAAAGCGCGGCCCGGTATTGTTGCCAAGTTCTTCGCGGTCCTCACGAATGGCAAATTTCCGCAGCAGTGCGGTGACTGAACGGCGCTCTTTTTTGCGCATGAAGCACAGCAGGTGCCAGTGTACGGTGCCATCATGATGCGGCTCAGCAACCCGCACGCCATACCAGCGCATCCCGGCTTTATGCATGGCCTTGCGGAAGGCAGCGAAGGTATCAACCAGATAATCACTGCTCTGGCGAACGGTGGCTGTGGTCCACTTCGGATTCGGTCTGCCGTTGTTCAGCGTGGCATGGAAACGCGACGGGCAGGTGAGAGTGTAAAATACGGCACAGTCGCCGCGCATTTCCGCAATAAGCTCCAGCCCCTTAACGCAGGCCATCATTTCATTGCGGCGGTGTGCCGGGTTGCTGTTACTGGCATTTACCACGTCTTCCATATCGAGCGTATCGCCTTCATTGCTCACCAGCTCATGCGAACGGAAAAACTCCAGAGACTTCCTGCGCTGCTCACGCTTATGGATCACGGCTTCAAAGCTGACGTAGGGGGACGCTTTTTTGTTGACCAGGCAGACAGCGCGCAGCTGCTCTTCACGCCATTCACAACGCAGCTGCCACAGCTTGCGATACCACCAGTCCGCGCAGAGCATACGGGCCAGCGATGGCGGGATCAGATCATAGGGCACAGGCTTGCGACGGCGCTTTTTACGGCGCAAGTGCTCAAAGGCCGGGGGGATTACGTCCAGACGCATCGCTTCTGCCGCAACAATTTCCCATGCCTGGCGGACCTGCTCCGGCGTTACGTCATCACTGACAAACAGATGACCGCTGGCTTTATCCAGACACATACTCATGTGAGCAGCAACCAGCGTTGATAAACGCTTGACCTGATTCTGGTTCATTTCTGGTAACGCCAGCAGGCCGTCCAGCCCGTCGTGACCGGCCATAAAACGGAATGACGCAGAAATCTGGCTTTCGCGCACGCGGGCCAGCCTTTCAAGGCAGGGGCGGATGGTTTCGCGCAGGTAACGGGAATAAGCCTGCGGCCTGCCGAGATTGTGGAAAAACTTAACGCGCTCCATGAGAGGCTTACTGATGTGCGAAGGCTGCGCGCTGACATCGGCCACAATGACCAGATCGGGATTGAACTGCTGCTGTTCGCGGGCCATCTTTGCCCGGCTGACAATTCTGTCCTGCACAATTTCGCGCTGGACAGGATCGCGGGACTCGTTGAAAAAGTAGCGGTCCCAAACCTCATCACTCATTGCCTCACGGCGCAGCTGCTCCTGCTCGTTATCTGCAGCATAAAGACTGATCAGGTTTGAAAGCGCGGACACCGGCGCAACTTCCGCCGGGTCCAGCTGTGGATTGATTGCCTTTTTAGGGGCGTTCCATGGGTATGCGAAAACCTGAGTCATTACACCGCCAGACTCATGTGACGCACTGCGATGATTTCAGATGCGCGCTTGCTTTCACCCGCAGCCACGCCAACAGAGCGGGCGGCAGTGACTTTTGTCAGGTCAAATTCACGGAAGATACTGCGGGTAAACAGGGTGTCGCTGTTTGAAACGATGACCGGGTTACGCTCAGAAATACCCAGCAGGGTGCAGGCCAGCGAGTGCTGATCATCGTCGCTGAACCCATCGGTGTGATAAGCGGTGAACGTGCCGTGATATGGCGGGTCGCAGTACACGACATCACCGGCACGGACCATGCTTAGGGTTTCGCTATACCCCAGACATTCAAACGTCGCGCGCTGAGCCTTCACGGCAAACGCTTCGATTTCTGCCAGCGGGAAATATGGCTCTTTATAATTACCGTAGGGGTTATTAAATTCGCCGCGCTTGTTATAGCGGCAAAGGCCACGGTAGCCGTGGCGATTCAGGTAGAGGAATTGCGCAGCACGTTCCAGCAGTGGCAGCGCCGCATTGAAGTTAAAATCTTCGCGAACCTGATAATAACTTTCTTCAGTTTGATTCTGAGTAAAGAGCGATAACGCAACGACAATAAACGGGCGGGTATGCTCTTTAACCTGACGATAGAGGTTAATCAGATCGGGATTAACATCCGCTACCAGATAGGCTGGATAATCCGTATTCATCATGACGGCACAGGAACCGGCAAACGGCTCAACCAGGCGATCACCGGCGGGCAGGTGCTTAATCAGTTCAGGCATCAGGCCGGACTTGCTGCCAGCCCATTTCAGGATGGTTTTCATATTGCCGCACCTTTGTGATGTGCGCTTTTCAGCTCACTGATTTCTTTGCAGGTCACGCAGAGGGAAACGCCCGGCAGTGCGCGGCGGCGCTTCTCCGGTATTTCTTCGCCGCACGACAGGCAGAAAAACTCACTCGCCCCTGTCGGGCGGTGAGTCGCGTTAGCCAGATTGCGCGCCAGCTCTTCCTGCACGCGCTGCTGTACCATGTCCATTGAATCAGCCATCAGTGCAGCTCCTGCGCCTGGTTCTCAAAGCGTTCTGCTTCTTTGTCCAGCAACTCGATGATTTCCGCCGCTGACATTTCCTGTTTGCGGGCATGAATTGCCAGCGCGGCCAGGCGGATAGAAACGGATAGCGCATCATCAGAACGCTGCTCAGTTTTGGCCTTGCTCAGCAGGGCATTAAGCGCGTCTTCGTCTGCTTTAAAATTACGGGTCTGGATATTTCGCATTTCACTTTCTCCTGAATTCGGGCAAAAAAATGCCCGGCGGGTTTACGCCATTTAATTTCGTTGGGTTAATTAATTAGGTAACGTCAGATTCTTTGGAAATAAACTCACGACTGCTTTTAAGTGATTCATCGCGCTAATCAGCGCCGTTAATTCGTCACTCGTCAGTTCACTGAAATCAACGCTGTGACGTTCTTTGCTGATATTTGCCAGGAAGAAAATTGCGCTCAGTGCGCGGCCATTCTGTTCAGCCTGGTGATCGCGCTTATTACGCATATCTGCGATAAAGCGTTTGAGTTCGTGGCTGCAATCGCCATACATCATGGTACGAAGGGCAGAGATATGATTAAGCGCACTTGCACGCTGCCCTGCGTTCATCTGAACAGTGATACTTTCAGCTTTGTAACCCATGATTCTTTCCTCTCACTCGTTAATGCTGCCAGCAGTTCGGCCTGTGAAATTGCCGGGTGCCAGCGCCTGCCCTTATCTGCCGCAATCCAGCCGTGGCCGTATGCGTGGGACGGACTTTGCCGCTTCAGAAGCGGAGCCACTGAAAACGCCATATCTCAGACCATCCCGATTGATGCACCGATACCGCTTAACACATCAGCAGTACCTGAAAGTGCAGGGTTAGAATGAACGCGAGTCTGTACAGCGAGGGCCGCCAGCATCATGCAGCGAATGCCGGTATTAGCTGCTTCAACAATCCCGCGACGGCATGAGGTGGTAATGCTTGCGTGATTA